AACACCACCCTCCATCGAGGCGAGCTTCAGGTTCTTGTCTTCCTTCTCAAGAAGCGTCACCACTTCCTTCTGTCCGGATATATTGAACTGAGTCTTCACGGTGAGGAAGTCCGTCTCTTCATCCGTTCCCTTCATGAACGCGCAGAAGGTGGTGACAGCTCCATCGTCACAGACAAGGATCCACCGATCATCGCCTTCGATGAAGCGCGGATACAGTCCGCGGCCTTGATAGTTCGCCTTGAATTTTTCCCAGGATAGCTTCAATTTCACGCGGCCTCCTCGGTGAAGACGATGAAGATGTCGAAAGTTCCGTTCACAGAGTTCGCTACTTGCTTCAAGCTCATTCCTTCACCGGGCCTCAATGTGATCGGTTTTTCTTCCGGACGGACAGAGTAAAGTGGCTCCCCTGTGAGCTGTTGAGTGTGATCTTGAGCTTCCACGTCTACCGTTCCGGGGCCCCATTCGTCAGATGACCACTGGGCTCGCTTCATGTTCGCCGCAGACTCTCCGGCCACAGTGGCTCCAGTCTTCACTGTCACGGATCCTGAAAGGGTGTCGGCGGAATCAGAAGAGACTGGAGTGAAGTTGGTTCCAGCCGAGTGGCCAGTGATTCGCTTGAGCTGGAAGTCAGCCACGACCCCAGTGGTGGCCGCTGTTCTTGAATTCACCAGGCGGATCTCCTGAATCTTCACGATCACTCCAGATCCTCCGGCGTTCACGATCGATGCCATGGACTTATTCTGAGCGATCAGGATGTTGGTCAGCGTCACATGGAAAGTCTTCTTCGGAGCGTATAGGAGGCGAGATATGGCCATCTATTTTTTCCCCCCTAGTTTTTCAATCTTCGTCAGGGTGGACACTGTTTTTTTTATGTCATCGGAAGCGAAAGAACACATGGAGGGATTCTTCGCGCAGAACTGAAGAAGAGAGGTCTTGAGGTCTCCGAAGCTCCTGGCGGACGTGCAAACCATCCCGATTCTTTCCTTGTCCCACTCTGGGCCCGTCATTGACTGGGATTTTTCGGAAAGCATCCAAGAACATTCAGCTCCGAACTTGCCAAGATCCCCACACCATCTCGCGTCCTTGATCGTGATCCGTGTGCAAGAACTAAGCGCGAAGGCGAATAAGATCAGCGAGGCGGCGACGATACTCTTCTCTGGTTTTTTCATCGAGAACATCCTTCTCCTGAGAGGCCACGATCTCCTTGACCACAGCGTCATACTTTCGAACCTGTTCATCTGTCTTGAGCGCGATGACCTGGAAGGAGACCACCAAAGCCATCTCATCATAGATCTTCCCAGCGGCCCAAGTGAACCCCCAGATGAATAAGGGATTCACTATCGGCCAAGTCAAGAAGGGAGCGGCCAGGAAGATCTTCTTCAAGACCTCTCTGACCACCACTTCGAAGATGAGCTTCTTGACTAGATCGTTCACTTGTTCTCGATCTTCTGGCCACCAGTCACAGACGCGATCATGTTGATGACCATGATCCAGAAGGAGCTGATCCCAGGCATCGCCTTCACAAGGTCAAGAAGTTGATGGAGGATGATCGCTCCGGCTCCGGCTCCCATATAGGCCAAGATCGCTGGAAGAGTGATGGTCTCAAGGTTCATGATCCCGCCGATCAAGGCAAGAACAGGAGCCACCCAGGCTTTCGCCGCCCCAAGTCGATCCCAGATCAGTCCTCGGAGGAAAGACACCTTCATCGATCCCACAAGAACGAAGCAGATCGCGGCCACTTTCCCCATCCAAGGAAGACCACCGAACAGCTTCACTTGTTCAAGAACCATCGTGAAGAAGTCACCGATGGGAAGTTCAGCTTCTTCAGCGAACCCGATCAATGGAAAAAACAAGGCCAAGAACAAGAAAAAATAGTGTTTAGCTTTCATGAAAAATCCCCCTTTGAATTCTGTTTATTATATCAAGACTTCCCGCCATAGGCGAGAAGGAGCTTCTTTCGGAACTCTGGCATCGTACACGATAGCGCGGCCCCTGGATCGTTCTTCCTTCCAGGACTCACCTCATCATGACCGAGGACAAGATTCAGATCGAAGACGCTTGGATTATTCCGCTTCAGCCATAGAATCAGAGCCTCAAGGGAAGCCTCCTGGGCCGCCGTGTAAACCTGATAGAAGCCTTCCTGGATGTTCTCTCTCCGCTTAGAATAGCGGACTTCAGACTTCGGAATGATCTGGCCGAACCAGGTCACGAAGGATCCATCTGGACGCTTCTTCACTTGGCCAGCCGCCATGATCTCGATCCCCACAAGGAACTGAGACACGCCCTTTCCGAGCTTAGGCCAGGAGGAAGTCCCGGCGTGATAGCCCCACTTATTCAAAGGCATGGCCTGGAAGATCTCACCATCCGCATCGATCATGAAGTATGCGTGACCCTGTTCCCGACCGTATGCGATAGCGGGGGCCCCGTCCTTCCTTCGCCCAGCCGTGAAGTGAACGACAGCTCCCTCCGGGTATCCCTTCCGATACGATCCTCGGGCCTTCATCTCTGGCTTGATCTGGGTGGCGAATGGAACGCGAAGGAGCTTCTGGCCTTCGGCGTTCATGCTGATTCTTTCCGGTTCTCTCATGGGTGTTCTCCTTTAGGGGAAAGGATACACGGCCAGGTCACTTCTCGGAAGAAGGATCCTCGAACTTCTTGGGGGGAAGACCTAGGGCTCCCTCAATTCTCGAGAGTCGCTTGTCGATCTGGTGAATAACTTCCACCTTCTGCTCGAGCTTGGAGACGGTCTCTTCGGTGGTGTTGGCCTTTGACTCAATGCCTCCGGCCCACACACCTATCGCCACGAACCCACCCAGAGATCCAGTCGCTCCGGCAAGAAGCGCGAGAACCCACTTCAAGGGGACTCTGGTCTCATCGGACAGGTTCGCTTCTCTCATGGATCCTCACACTCATAGAAGCCTTGTGAAAGCTCACGACAGTTCTTCACCACGCGAGTGGCTGAACAAGCTGTCAGGGCGGCCACAAGGGAAAGAAGGATGATGATTCTCATTAGAACCCCACACAATTAAGGGCCACGTTCGCATTAAAATTTACGTTCGCATCGGTCAGAGTTCGGATCGTGGTTCCCGAAGTTGTATGGCCGATAGCCGCGTCAATATAGCAGTAAACCGAAGTTTCTCCCGAACAAGTACATGAAGGAGGAACAGAGAACTTTCCGCCAACGAAAGTTACGTCGATTCTTCCTGTACTGGGTGTGTTTACCGCTTGAACGAAGCCCGTCTGTCGGGTGATCGAAGCGGTTCCGTTGTTCGCTATTCTGGCAGCTTCAATCTTAACGCCTTCAGCCTGTCCAGTGGTCACAAGGTTTGTGAACTTCACCGCGTCGGCAAATTCCACTCGGCGGCGAACAGTCACCTTCATGTCTCTCTGTCCGATAGCGGCGTTCCGATCTATCATGATCGTGGTGTCGTTCACGGTTCCAGAGACACTCTGCTCATACATAATGCGGAGTGTTTTTTTCGATGTATCGCCGAAAGTGAAAGTTCCACAGGTATAGATCGGCCACTGGGTCAGAGAACCAGCGGAGATCTGTTGACCAGCTTGAGCGTATGACTTCGACTCCTGAAGAATTGTCTGAGCGTTATTCGGAGTCTCGACCCACTGAAAGGAGGTCTGAAGAACAGCTCCCACGGCGAGATCCATCTCCTGAGTGAAGGCTCCACACACCTCATAAGTTCCGGCTGTGGGAGGAGTGAAAACGATCCCTAAACTTTCGCTTCCAGCCGAACAGGTGAGGCCTGTCGATGGGTTCGTCGAAGAACATGGAACTTCAGCGGATGCAGATCCAGCTTGAAGCTGAAGATCAAGTGATCCGTTCGTGATCTCAGTATAGGACGACACGGATGCGGTCGATAGAGCCGGAAGGCCGCCCCCAAGATTCGCGTCGATTCTCCATCCAGACTTGTCAATGGTGATCGCTTCAGAGCCTAGACCATCCACCTTGATGAGTGAGAAGTTGAGCTGGGTGTTCGCGATAGATGTGAAGACTCTCGCGGTCGAAAGAGTGTTCGACGCGTAAAGCTCGAAAGTCTTTGAGGCCTGAAATGTTCCATAGGATACAGTCCCGATCGCCGTGAACTGTGTCGCGTTCCCAGCCTGACTCTGAGTGTAGCCGCGACCGATATTGGTCGATCCGTCATTGATGGTAAAGGCGGTATCAGATGAGCTAACTGGAGAAGAGTATCCCCAGATCATCACTTCATAGGTTCCCGGCTGGATATTATTCACCGTGAATCTTGGAAGATCAGTGTCCGTGGTGGAGAGAGTCATCCCACCGAGTTCTTGTGATACCGTGGGCCCAGGACAGTCAGCGTCCGCCGTGAAAGGCCCAAAGGCTGTGTTCGTTCTGTCCCATTGACAGTTGGCCGCCTGAGCGATGTATCCCGCCACCGCGAGACCGTTCGAGTTCCCAGAGAAGAGAACTTCCTGACCGAGCTTCACATCATCAAGATAGATCAAGGCCGCGTCAGCGGAAGAGATGAAGCGCGGTCGGATAGATCCTGAAGAGGGACAAGTGAAATAGATCGCTTGCTTCGCGGAAAAATTCGTCGATGTCACGAAAGCCGAAGACTCAGCGATGACGTTCGTCCCGTCGAATACTTGGGCCTTATAGTTCGCGTCCCCTCCTTTATAATACCAGGAGAGAGAACAGAGCTTTCCATATAGTCCAGCGGGAACGGCCACCAGCTCACCAGATAGAGTCTGAGAAGCGGCGGAAGGATCCCAGGATCCAGACTGAAGTCCGAAGCCCACGTTCGCCAGTGTCGTGTTGATCGTGAAGGTTCCACCGGAGGCCGTCCAGTTCGTCGAGCCTTCTTCGAAGCCTGGGTTCGCATTGAGAACAACTCCCCCGCCACCAGCTCCACCACCGGATCCCACGTCCTTGAAGGTGAGGCCATCATTCGAGAATTCGATCTTCCCAGTCGCGGAGTTCCAGCGGAACTGAGGAAGGTTCCCGGCTCCAGTGTCGAAAGCGTCCACGATGTTCGTGTTCGTTCCGCGACCCTTTCGAACCGTGTTCGATCGGAGCTTCAGCCTTTGAGAGGAATCAGAAGACACCTGGGCGTTATTTACGGAGCCAGTGTCGAGTTCGATCACCTTGTCGGCGACAGATCCCGGCTTTCCAATCTTCACCTTGTCCTGGCGGATGACTTCATCGGCGGCGAAAGCCACGCCACCGATCAGCATGGCTAAAAATATGGGCTTGAATATATTGGTTTTTTTCATGTTTACTCCGTTATGTTCGCCGTGAACACGCCAGTGGCGGCTTCAAGGTCTTCAATGTCAGTCGTGCAAGTGGCGAAGTTACAGTTCTGAATTCTAGTCCGAAGAGATACAGCGTCAATGAGAATCCCTCGATCGGATCCGCCGGAGAATCCCACGAACCTTCCGCCTTCGATTCTCACATCGTTCGCGGAGACTTGGATGGCTTGCTGTGATGCGGCGGCCTTTGTGAAAGTGACCCCAGGCGCGAACTCGATGCGGACACCGTTCTTCGTCACCTGAACGGGGGTCGAGATAGATTCGTTCGAAGCCACATAGATCCGGCCAAAGGCGGGGACAGCGATGTCGGCAAGCGCCGCGGCGAGACTTGTGTGGGTTCCACCGGAAGACTTCACGATCGCATTATACTGAGCGGAGAGGTTCACGTCCGTCACGCTTTCGAAGTACTTGATCCACTCATCGACTCGGAAGAACAGCCAGTTCATGAACTGGAAAGCTGGTCTCTCTGACGCGATCCATCCAAGAAGTTTTTTTCCGACAGTGGGCTCCGTCACTTTCGCGGGGGCTCCGTCCGTCCAGTTTATATGTGATGATGGCTTAGGTAATGGCATAGTGTCTCCTCAAAATTATAGTCCCACAAGTCTTCCCCCGACAAGGGGATCCACAGTCGTTCCGAATCCTTCCGGCTTGGGATCGTCGCCAGCGAAGGCGAACTCCATCCCGAAATCATAGAGCTTCCCGAATAGTCCACCTGTTGCCGGATTCCCAGTATCCCCGAACCCATCCCCCAAAGGAAGAACCACTCCGTCGAAAGCGAAAGGATTCGCCTCATCGAAGACACCGAGGAAGTCCACTCTCACCCCAGCAAGGGAAGCGGCCTCCATGAGGTCGGCGATGAACTGAACATCTTCCGGATCCGGGATGTCTGGGCCGTCACACATGAGACCCACCGCGGCGGGGAATAATTCTTCGAGGATCACCAGGTTCGAAAGGGTCAGAAGTTTATAAACCAGGATCAAGGTCTCAGGCTCGCCATTGGATACGTTCACGAAGATCCTGGCCTTGATTCTCAAGCGATACTGATCGTCATTGAGGCCATCCCTCGCGATCCCCACGATGTCGCCTAGGCGGTCAAGCTGGAATCCCACAGAGGTCTCGAGGTAGCGATCATTGAGAAGCTGGAAGAAAGAATCCTCGATCGGCTGGATAGGAGTCACAAGGGCGTGAATGAGCCCCTCCATCCTGGCCTTCCCCTTATACTGTTCGAGAAGTCTCTTCTTCGCGGCCTCAATGTGGTTTGTGATCTGTTGAATCATCTAGATCACCGTCACAGCTATGTCATTGAGAGGATCGTCCACCTTCGCCACCTCGGCCACACCGATCGCGATGTTATTGTCTGAGCCAGTGAGCGGAGGAGATCCTGTCGTGTTGATTCCGATTCTCACGTCCACGATCCCAGGAATAGAGTCAAGAAGCCCGATGAGCGAAGGATACACCACCACGTCCTGGCCGATCTGGAGCCCATTGATATAGTTCGCCAGAGCGTCCCGAACGAGAGTCGCGAGGTTCGATGGAGCGGAAAAATCTTTCGTGACTTCGATCGAGATGAAGATGTTCACCACGGTCGGGCGAGAGAACTTGATCGTCCGGTTCAGGCCCATGGAATCCACCACGGTCTCGATCTCGGTTCCCACGGTCTGGATCCCCGCGCCTTTCGCGAGCCAGATCGCGTCAGCGATGTCTTGATCCTCGCCACCTTGAACGAAGGATTCGAAGGACTTGGCTGGGCGGCCATCGATGTCGGGTATATTGTCGTCGTTCTCGAACACGATCGCTTGAGTCACGCCTTCCACTTCAAGGAGCTTGGCTCGGATGGCTTTCAATGGTTCAGTTCCAGCCTTCTTAAGTTTTTGTTTT